TCCCCACACCCTTGGACGAAGCATCTGTGCGCTTGACCGTCCTGACGGCCGACTTGACGAGGTTCTCCTCCCTGAAATCCCAAGCGTCACCATTCACGTGAGCCCACGGACCCTTGGAACCCTTGATGACGTCCTGGAGGTACACGCGTTTCCCGAGCCTCGTGGCGAACACCTGATGCGTCTTGGCGTGCTGGAACCACGTGTACTGGGCGAGGTTTCTGGTGAGCACGGAATGGGTCGATACCTGGGCACCGTGAAGCACCGTGCGTATACCATCCACATACCGCCATATCATAATGGTGTCCGTCATCCTGGCCGTCCTGGTACAAGACCAACATTATAATTCGGGCCGGTCAGCCCTACCCTACCCACCCTTAATTCGTTTTTGAAATTCAAAATTTTCCCATGGCCTAAATGAAAAACCTGTAGTGTTCAAATTGTACCAAAGGTCCGTATGGCCTGAACCTCCATAAAGTCCAGTGAGTCCGCCAAAGGCAAGTTCACTGGAGTCTATGAATTATGTATCAAAAAGGAACCTCCATTGAGTCTATGAATTTACTGAAAGTCCCTTAGGCCTCTGGAGCCGGGGGCTGACGCCCTGTGGATCACAAGTCCTACGGACTTGGTCTCGGGGGCCAAACGATCGCGAACGGATCTGATTGAGTAGTCACGTCACGCAACTGAGCACGGTACTGGACCCACTCGGGCTTGTTGGGGACCTCGTAGTCGGTCACGCTGCAGGTCCAGTCGGATTCGTAGAGCTTCTGGCGCTGCTGGGTGCGGACGGAGGTCCATTGGGCTTGGGTCTTGGCGGCGAGTTTGGTGGGGTCTTCCTGAAGGGTGATTTGGTCGCCTTCCCGGACGGCCATGAGACACTGAGGGTCGAGACCTTCGGGAACCTCGAGGTGGACCGTGACCTGCGGAGAGCCCCATTCGCCTCCGTACGAACCCTGGTTAGGCGAGTCGGCTTCGTACATGAACACGATGCGAAGAGTTTCGATGATGACGATGACAACCTTCATTTACTCTTTAGCGAGTTTAAAGTTCAGCACTTACTGTATAATTGTAATCGTACGCATTGCCAACCGTCAGCACGGGTGAAATACCCGGGGCGCCGTTGAAATCATAAATGACTGAGAATCCAGTCGTACCCATTAAGACGGTTGGGGTTGCGACGGTAGAATATACGCCGGTGGCACTGTTTCTAAACGTACCACCCACGAGTGTAAATGTTGGAATTGCGCGCATAGTAACTGGGAACTTCACCGTAGTTGCTAGGGCGTAGTTGAGATATGCAATTCCACCGACCGCTGACGCGTAGGGACCAGATATTTGGAAGTACCTCTGACACAGCGCCAACTCGGTTGCGAACGGGCGGATTTCATACGGGGTGGCCACGGAACCTTTCTCGAGCTGGACGCCGGTCACGTCGAAGTAGTCGAAACCACCGGCGGTTCCAGACGCGGAAGAGCTCAACCCGCAAAACAATTGCGTTGCAGACAATGGGACGAATCCCGTCACAGCCACGAACTGCCACGCGTTCGAACTCACCAACGTCTGTCCACTGATTGTATATGAACCAGTGACTCCATTGCGCCAGGCCTCGTCAGTTCCCGTCCCTGAAAAGAAATTAATTTGAAGAGTTCCGCTAAATCCTGAACCGGTCCGATACCAGAACGAAAAAGTCGCCGGCTGGCCGGCAAAACGGAACGACTCGCGTGATTCGAGTTGGTGTGCACAGGTTACGGGTTGAATTCCTGTGTCTCCGTTGACGCGGCTAACGCGCAAAAAGTTGCGGAGGCCCTGGAGGTACGGTGCATCAGATGACGCCAAAGCACCCTGACCAGCGCACGCACCCGTCTGTAAGGCACCACGGAAGATGTTCCACCTGTCCACCGAGTAAATATTCGTCGCCCCGACCACCGTCAAGAAGGTCATGTTTGTGGAGATGCCGCGCTGATTGATGCGCATGTCGCCGTTGATGACGGCGTTCTTGAAAGTGATCGGATTCCCCGCGCTCAATGTACCCGCGACCACGGCGCTCCCAGCAACCTCCAAAGCCTGGGTTGGCGCGGTAACACCAACCCCGAGCCGGCCGTCCGCCGAGACCGACGGGCCCTCGATGGTGCCGTTGAGGGTCCAGTCGGCCATCTGGAGATAATTAGCCACGCCCGTCGCCATCACGACCCACCTGAAAAAGGTATAACCCTGTGACCCGCTCACCTGGTAAGTCAGTATACTTGATCCAACGAATGATCCCACTCCGATGTTTCGTGAATCGACGAGAAACCACGAAGTGCCGTCACGGGACCCAAGCACAACCCATATCGTTGGATTTGTTACTGTGTTGAACCCTGTAAGTGAATAACTTGAAAGAACTATCGAGACCGGAAGTTGAACCTGGGCCCATTGTCCTTTATACGAATTACCTGAAACATCTACAGTGGTTATGGTTCCATTGTACAAGTAAGGAGAAGACGGACCATAGTCGCTTCCGTTATTCGTATACCAATACCCACTACCGCCTCTATCAAATAGAGCCCACGCCGGATTTGAGGCGGAGTCACCACTCGCACTCGCCACGTAGGTGCCCTGCCCGTACCCCGCGTTCAAAGTGGTCGCGTACCCCGTCATGGCCGCCGGCGGAAAACTCAACACGCTCCCCGAGTTCGCCCCCCCGAATTTGCTCGTCAGAACTCGGCCGGGCGCCGGCGCGTTTCGTAGGAGCAGGACGGTTCCGTACGGTAGGCCGGCCTGTGTGACGCCTTGGATGGGCTGGAGGGGGGCTGTGGGTGGGGTGAAGGTCGTGGTGTAGAGGGCGAGACCGGAGACGATGCGGGCCGAGGCGATGTAGCCATTAAAAGGGGAGTACCCGTTATTTCCAATGCACATGTAGCTTGTTTGAGTCGCCGGCGGCGTCCCCATGGATGCAGAGTTGACCACACCGTTCAGTGCGACGTAGACGGATCCACCTGTGAAAGTCCAAGCGACGTGATTCCAAGCGTTGAAATTGACGGTTCCAGATGATTTAACTGCGGTACCACCAGACGGATACCATCCTAGTTTAATATCGGTTTCGATATACAACGACCAGTCGTAACCTGGTGAAGTCGTCTGAGAACGTGAAAATATAATATGGGTCGTGCCGGGTGTGCCCGTCGGATAAATCCATGCCTCGAACGTACACACCGAGGTTGAACTGAGCGAAAACGACGGTGCCGTACCTACGGGAAACCCGATGACGGGTCTGGTACCTCCCGGAAAGTACACAGACCCCTCCCCCGCAAACGGCCCGAAGCTCGAGTACTGAACCGTGTTCGCCGCGGTAGCCGTGTTCGACACCACGTACGCCGGCACGTTCAATCCAGACGAAGAAAAGTCCTGCGGAACGTACTTGTCTCCAGAGATGCCCGTGAGAGACGCGGTCTGCGCGCCGTAGCTCAACGTGACTGGCTGGGCCACGGTCAGGGTCTGGGCGGTGTCGGCGGTGCCGTAGAGGATGAATTCACTAAAGACCATCACACCGTTACCACCGAAGTAGCCATTGGCCTGTGTGACGACGCACCTGAAGTAGGTCCAGGCCTGCGATGCAGCTACACTGAAGGTCTGTGCAGTTACCGGAGTCCACGTCGTGATACCCGCACGAGAATCCACAAGGGTCCAGTTGACGCCATCGCGGCTCCCGAGAATCGCCCACTTTGCGGGGGCCTGACCCAACGCGGCGTTGTTTCCGGGTGATATGGAATATGAAGTCAACGTGACGGGATAAGGTTGCTGGATCTGAAGCCATTCGCCGAGGTACGCCGTTCCATTGACGTCCGTGGTCGTGCTCGCAGTCGATGCGTAAGGAGCTGTGGTGCCGTATGACACACCCGAGATCCAAAATGTACCTGTTGAATTCTTATCAAACGCTTGCCAAGCGAAACCAGTAGACTGATCAGAACTCGCCCGCGCCTTATAGACCCCTCCGTTGAACACCGTGTCGTACCCCGTCATGGCCGCAGGAGGCCACGGCACCACATTGGAGGTCTGACCCAGTGCCTGGATCGAAACGCGCCCGTCGCCCGCGATGGAAAGTGCCGGCGTTCCGTTGACGTCGCCGATCTCGATGGGGGAGTTCGTGGTGTTGGTGGTCAAGGCCGAGTAGGCGTTCAGGATTTCGACGTTCGACAGGGCGCGGTTGTAGATGGCGAGGGTGTTGGAGGTCATGGAGGTGAACAAATTTCCTCCAGAAAATCCACACCCCATGAACGTGAACGGTGTCAAAAAGTCCGAAGTGATCGAAGATGTCAGACCCGTCACTGCCGATCCAGAGGGTGCGCCATTGACCCAGAACTGACCAGTTCCAGAACCGACGCTCGGGTTATAGACGAAGGCGACCACGTAGGTCGTACCCTGTGCAAGTCCAGTACCGGAGTATACATACGTGTACGTTGAAGATAAAGCATGTTGGAAAAACAGCTGACCCGCTGTAGCGTTTCGTGTAATTGCGATCGAGTTGTTCTGATTTGCCGTAGTAGTCGTCGCTTGGAAAATACTTTCGTAACTGCTGACCGTTCCGTTGAACTGATACCGGAACATGGCCGTGAACCCCCTCGTGGCGATATTGAACGTCTGCGGCCCGAAATTCATGAATTGCTTGAGACCTCGGTCGAACGTCAAGGCGCCGTTCGCGATGTATGGAGCCGAGTTTCCTGCTCTCAAAAGGAACTGCGTGACGCCCGGGCTCGTCGTGGAACTCAAAGGAGCCGAGGGGACGGTGAAGGTGGCGCCACCGCTGGGCGACCCGGTGTACAGACCAGCGCCCGTGGTGAGGCGGATATCGGCGACATAGGCGTTCAAAGAGGTTCCAGCGTATGACCCAATAGTAAGGAGGGTTGACCCTATAGCAGCGACTGATTGTGGAGTCTCAAAATTTGTGGTTCCAGTGAGGTTTCCCCCACGATTAGTTACCACCTGAGACTGGACACCATTGATGAACATGTATATGGACCCCGCTGGAGCGACCGATACGGCTATATGGTTCCATGTGTTGACGCTCAGGGGCGTCTGAGCCATGACGGATTGCTGAACGGAGTTGCCAAAGTAGTAAAAAGTCACGTAACCTGTGGTGTTTGCACCAAATAAAAGATAGGCGGTTCCACCAGTTTGCGTCGTCAGGCCAAAAATAGGAGCCGGTGCTTGAATATTGGTAGGGGCCGCACCCGTCGGGACGGACGCCCCCGTAAAAGTCGGGTAGTTGACCCAGGCCTCGACAGTCATGCCCGTCGTGGCCCACGCGATCGTGGAGTTTGAATACGTAGCAGTATTCACCAGGTAATTACCCGTAGAACCATTGAAGTAAATGCTCCCCTCCTTGTACAGGTCCGCGAACGGACTCTGAGTCACGGCGGGTACGGATCCGGTGGTCGTCACGCCCAGGGAGTTGACGCCCGACTCCACGATCGCGTACGACCCCGGGTTCTGATTCACCGGCTGGACCTTTGTTCCGGACGCGAAGATCATCGCGTCTGAAGGCAGGGCGTGCGCTCTGACGCTGTCGAGGCTCTGCACCTGGCCCGTCACGACCTGACTGGCCGAGACGAGAGAGGTCATCGCGTTCTATTAGTTGTGGGGAGAAAAACTTGTTAGGTAGTAACATGACTTCCCTCCCAGTGTTCCGTCTCCAGTCGCTGGCCACCATGCCCAACGTGACCGCCCGGGACATTCGCAACTATTTTCGCCTGAAAAACAAGTCCAATCCCGAGGCGAACGCTTTCAGGCGGCGAATGGGCCGGCTCCTGGGATTCCCGACAAACGTGACTCCGACGTGGGCCGCGATAAAGGTCCAGGCGGGTTTCGCGCCTTTTGCGAGAAACGTCGAGACTTTCACGACGCGACTCATAGGAACCGGCGGGCGGGGCCATCGTAACGCCCAGGGTGCGACTCGCTGGCCTGGAGGGAATCCGTACACGTATTTCAGTGGGCCCGTGGTGAATCGGCGGCACAACATGAGCCCGTGGGCCTCTATATTCAAGGCCGCCCCGCCCCTCCGCAAACGTGCGGGAATGATCGCCTATGGCCTGTCCCGCCCACCCCACAACGCCAACGGCGCACAGGGTCGTGTCCCATTGAACCGAAACATGGCCAAGATGATCGGCGAACTCGTACGTACGATGGAACTCGGAAACGTCCGGCGCTCACCGCGCTCACCGGTCCCGGGGGCGCTTCGGGCCGCGTCACCTCCACGGGCCGCGTCACCTCCTCGGCGTCGGAGCGTGAGAAGTCGGTCGGCGAAGCGGTGAAAGGGTTATTTTAGAGGCTCTGGGGGTGGGTGGACGATGCCGGAGATGGGCGCTATGATGTATCCTCGCGCCTCTAGTTCTTGCGTGACTTCCGCCTTGCTCACGTATAGGCCACCGGGCATCAAATTTTCGATGTCGAGTATGATTTTTTCAAGGTGGACTGGTCTGTCAAGTTTCAAGTTGCCCACGTGTTTCTCCACGTCCGTCTTGATGTCCATGCCGAAAACAAAGGGCTGGATGCTATAGCCACTCCCTCGCCATATACGCGAGTCATGACGGACCTCAACGTCATATTGTGAAAAAACACCCTTGTAAAAGTCTTCATTAAACCTCAATAGACCTATTTCATTACGTTGGCACCATGCACGGAAATAACTGATTAGCTCTTTCACGGGGCATGACCTCAACGGATCTAAAATAACTTCATTGGACTGAATGAATCTTTTTAGGGGGTGCTGCTCAAGTCGCGTGGCGGGCTTCACGCTCGTCACCCCGTGTATGATGTCCACCATGCGATTCTCGTCGCCAGTGAAGTACTCGTTGCCCCTGATGTGCTTTCCAAACTCGTTCTTGAACATTCCGATAATCTCTCCTTCAATTGAAACGACGTCGCCCTGGACCTTTCGGACGTATACGATCTGACTGTCGGGTGGGTAGCTCTTGAGCCTCTTCAGGTAGTTGCCGTAGTCCTGCTGGGTCCTCCCCACCTTGTACACACCGTCCGCCATCATGATAAGGTAGATGTAGCCGTTGGGCATCCCTTACCCTGGCCTGAGAAAAGAAATTTGGCCTGGGGCTCCAGACCCTGACCCGAATTCACAAATGCGTGGGACCCTCCACACATTTGTGAATTTTTAATTATTGTTTTTACTTTTTGACATGAGTTTGGAGAGAAAATGCCCAACGAAATTTCTCAAGGAGCTTCATAGACCCCGGCGGCTATGTTGAGATCACGGGTCGCCTTGCGCTTGCCCGGGAACCTGCCAAAGTAGTCCTTGAGGAACGTGCGGACAGCCTGAAAGTACTCGCACCGCTTGGACATGTCGCCCGTCCACACGTTGTTGTCGAGGTCCACGAGGGTCGTGCGCCACATCCAATCCTTGAACTCGGCGTACCGGGCCCAGTCCTTGAGCAGCGGCAAGACCTGATTATGAACCACGAGGCACACGAGCTCCGTGAGCCCATCGAGGTTCACACGTTTGAGACCCTTCGCCTCCTCTTGGTTGATCCAGACGATGAGTTGCTCCTTGTGGAGGTTCGGCCAGACTATGCACTGGTTCGGGACCCGGCTGAAAACCTGCCTGAGAAGTTCTGGAACCACGGCGGTCATGTGACCCTTGGCGGGCGGCACGAGTCCCTGGAGATCCATCTCACCGAGCCGATGTCTGAAAACCTCTGGGACGGGCTTGGCCTCCCTGACGTACTTGGCGGCCTCGGGGCGGTCACACGGGTTGTGCCGAGCGTCGTGACGGGTCTTGGCTATCTTCCACGACGGGCCCTTGAAGAGAACCCCACAACGTTCACACCGATGCTCCATCTACCATGGCCTGAGAAATTTCTTCCAGGGTCGGGACGGGCACGAGGTCCTTGAGAATTTCTTCACGGGTGATTTTCCCACTGGCCAAGAGCCCGAGTTTGCCCTGGGTGTCGGCCTCGATGTGTGCCCGGCACAGGGTCCGGCCTCCCCACCGGAGTTCACTGCATCCTTGGATCACACACTCCATTTCTAAAATACAATTCTCTTTTTTAAGACTGAGTTTGGAGAGAAAATGCCCGATGAAATTTCTTAAAGGTCCATAAAGTCAAGGGAACCCGCGCGAAGCGCCACCCCCTTGAGTCTATGAAATTCCCATAAAGTCTCCGAGCCCCTTATAGATATGAAGTTCGTGACGTTCGACACGGACGAGCACGCCGATGCGTTTTTAGCACTGATGAGACGGCTCGAGAAGGACCAGAGCGGCTTTTGGCACAACCGCGGATTCATTCTCGAGAGGTTCAGGGATGTGGTGATCGCCACGGTTGACGACGACCTTGTACTCGGGTTTTACATTTCGAAGGACGGGCCTGACGGGTCGCGAATAGTGGAGATCATACAGGCGTTCGAGGAGCGCCAAGGGCTCGGGACGTTGATGATGGAAGACCTGTGTGCGAGGTATGAACCCGAGCACATATTGTGTTTCGAACCGCTCGCCGAGTCCATAGGGTTTTGGAAACAGGCTGGGGTACGGGCGATCGATAGGCGCAAGAGGGTGTGGAGTCTATGAAATTAAACATCCGTGACGACCGGGGCCTCCACCGCGGGCTCAGCCTCTGGCACGGGCTCAGCCTCCACGACGGGCTCAGACTCCACGACGGGCTCAGACTCCACGACGGGCTCAGACTCCACGACGGGCTCAGCCTCTGGGACGGGCTCAGACTCTGTGACGACCGGGGCCTCCACGACGGGCTCAGCCTCTGGGACGGGCTCAGCCTCGGGGACGGGCTCAGCCTCCACAACGGGCGCAGCCTCCTCAACGACCGGCTCAGCCTCGGGGACGGGCTCAGCCTCTGGGACGGGCTCAGCCTCTGGGACGACCTCAGCCTCAACGACGGGCTCAACGACAGGAACCTCCTGAACCTCCTCAACGACAGGAACCTCCTGAACCTCCTCAACGACGGGCTCGACCTCCGCGTGAGTCAAGAGACTGGAGAGCCTGGAGCCAGTCACTGGAGCGACGGGAACGCTAGTTCCTGGAGCCGGGGGCCAGGGGACCGAGTTCGCAGAACTCGTGACCTGCTCGTCCGTGACCTCGTCCGGCAGGTCGCGCAGGGCCTGCCTGTAGGCGAACCAGGCGTCCTTCTTGTCTTGGCTGAGGTGAGCGTCAGACAAGGCGACCCAATCGCTCTGGGCGAGTCTCGCGTTTCTCTCGGTTCTGAGTTGGGTCCAGGCGGCGTCTGTTTTGGCCTGAACCTTCAACGGGTCGGCCTGCAAAGTGACGGAGCCGTCTTCACCCTGAACGCCCTTCACGAGGTCCCACGTGAGACCCTCTGGAACCTCGAGGCGTATACCGGGGGTGACGGGAACGATGGGTGAGTCGCTAAAGTACCAATCGACGACGGAAAGGGTATTTGAATCCAGAATTACGAGGACCTGGCTCATTGCTGAAATAGCTTATGAAAATAATAGGCTGAAGGATCAATGGAGACGTACAAGGGTGAGCCGATCGAGGAGATGTACGATCTCTGGATGGCCCACAAGGCCAAGAAAGAGGAGATGCACAGAAAGAAATTGGAGCGCGACCGGAAGGCCAAGGCCCGGTACAGAGCCAAGCAGAAGGAAGTGTCTCAGGACGCTTCCGAATAATTATCTCAGGCCAAGGTAAGACATGGGGTTCATATACCAGATACGAAACACCGTGAATGGCAAGTGCTACGTGGGGCAG